ACTTCTGCTCCTGCTTCTTTGCTGTGTACTCCTTAAAGCTGCCCCACTTCGTGTCCTTGTCGGACAGATTGAGCTCAACGCCATCCTCGAACGGCCACTCAACGCCGATATCCGGATCGTTGTACGCAAGGCCGCCCTCGTCGTTCGGATGATAGAAATCAGTTACCTTGTAGCAGAACTCAGCCTCATCGGAGAGGACAAGGAAGCCATGAGCGAAATTCTTCGGGATGAAGAACTGCTTCTTGTTCTCCTCGGAAAGGATGACGCCGAACCACTTGCCGTATGTCTTGGAGCCCTCGCGGAGATCGACAGCGACGTCGAAGACCTTGCCTCTCACGACGCGGACGATCTTGTCCTGCGGATGATTGATCTGGAAATGAAGACCGCGCAGAACGCCGCGCGTAGAGCTCGACTGGTTGTCCTGAACAAAGACCTCGTCGATGCCGGCAGCCTTGAAATCATTGTAGTTGTATGTCTCCATGAAGTAGCCGCGCTTGTCGCCGTAGACAGTCGGTGTGATGACCTTCAGACCTTCGATGTCACATGTCTCAACCTTGATTTTTCCCATTTGAACGTTCTCCTCATTTCATATCTGTGCAGTGAATGAGACTGCCGGTCGGAGACTGGCAGTCTCGTCAGTATCAGCGCTCTGCCGAAGGATATCAGAGTCCCTCGGCGACGTCGATCATATATTTGCCGTAGCTTGTCTTCTTGAGCGGCTCAGCCAGCTTCAGAAGCTGCTCCCTATCGATGAAGCCGCGCTTGTAGGCGATTTCCTCGATGCAGGATACATAGAGTCCCTCGCGCTTCTCGATGGCCTCGACGAAGTTGGCCGCCTTGAGAAGCATGTCCGGGTTGCCTGTATCAAGCCACGCGAACCCTCTGCCGAGAGTCTCGACATAGAGGTCTCCGCGGTCGAGGTACGCGTTGTTGACACTTGTGATCTCAAGCTCGCCTCTTGCAGACGGCTTGATGCTCTTTGCGATCTCGACAACATCGTTGTCGTAGAAATAAAGACCCGGAACCGCATACTTTGACTTCGGATGCTCCGGCTTCTCCTCGATGGAGATCGCCTTGCCGTTCTCGTCAAACTCAACGACGCCGTACTCCCGCGGGTCGCGGACATAATATCCGAAGATTGTCGCGCCCTCTGTTCTGGCTGCGGCATTTCTCAGGACCTTCGTGAAGCTCTGGCCGTAGAAAATATTGTCGCCGAGAACAAGTGCGACGTTGTCATTTCCGATAAACTCCTCGCCGAGAAGAAATGCCTCCGCGAGTCCGTTCGGATGCTCCTGAACCTTGTAGCTGAAGCTCATGCCGAGCTGGCTTCCGTCACCGAAGAGGTCCTCGAATACCGGAAGATCGCGCGGTGTGCTGATGATCAGAATGTCCCTGATCCCCGCAAGCATGAGTGTGGACAGCGGGTAATAAATCATCGGCTTGTCGTAGACAGGCATCATCTGCTTCGACATGGCTCTTGTCAGCGGATAAAGTCTCGTGCCCGAGCCGCCCGCAAGAATAATTCCCTTCATGATGGTATCTCCTCCTTATTTTCCGGAAAATTTCTGTATCGCAAGTCCCGGATCAGCGGTTCTTGTACATATCATCGTAATACTTCTGATAATCACCGGAAATGCAGTGATCCATCCACTCCTGATGCTCGAGATACCACTTGACCGTCTTCTTGATGCCGTCCTCGAAGCAGGTCTCCGGATACCAGCCGACCTCGGCCTTGATCTTGTCCGGAGCGATCGCGTAGCGTCTGTCGTGGCCCTTGCGGTCCGTGACATAGGTGATGAGGTCCTCAGACACATTTGCCTTTCTCGGATCATCATCCGGAAGAAGCTCCTGGAGTGTCTTGATGATCGTCTTTACGATCTGGATATTCTGGCGCTCGTTGTGGCCGCCGATATTATAGGTCTCGAAGAGACGGCCCTTCTCCTGTACCATGTCGATTCCCTTCGCGTGGTCCTCAACATACAGCCAGTCACGGATGTTCTTGCCGTCGCCATAGATCGGAAGCTTGCGGCCGTGAAGCGCGTTGTTGATCGTCAGCGGAATCAGCTTCTCCGGGAACTGATAAGGGCCGTAGTTGTTGGAGCAGTTTGTGATGTTGGCCGGGAACTTGTATGTGTCCATGAAGGCCTTGACCATGAAGTCAGAGGATGCCTTGGACGCGGAATACGGGCTGTGCGGATCGTATTTTGTTGTCTCGTAGAAATAGTCGTTCGGATTGGAAAGAGAACCGTACACCTCATCGGTCGATACGTGAAGGAATTTGTGGTCCGGCTTGAATGTGCCGTCCGGGAGCTCCCATGCTGCCTTGGCTGCATTCAGCATGACAAGTGTGCCGAGAACGTTTGTCTCGACGAAGACCGTCGGGTTCTTGATCGAGCGGTCGACATGAGACTCAGCCGCAAAATGAACAACGCGCTGGACGTCATTTTCCTCAAAGATCTTGTTGATGGCCTCTGCGTCGCAGACATCTGCCTTGATGAACGTATAGTTGTCTCTGTTCTCAACGTCCTTCAGGTTCTCGAGGTTGCCCGCATAGGTAAGCTTATCTACATTGATGATTCGAATCTCATCACCATACTTCTTGAACATGTAGTGAATGTAGTTTGATCCGATAAAACCGGCACCTCCGGTTACAACGTAGGTTCTCATTCTTTTCTCCTTTTCATCTTTTTATCACAGCGTGATTTTTTTCAGACTTCTTCACATTATAGCATCGGGTCTTTCCATTTGCAATATGTCTGGATTACCCTTCTGTTTTCCCGTCCTTTGAGAAGCGCGGAACGCTCATGTCGGGTCTCCCCGCATTTTCCTGCGTGTCCTCCACATAGCCGCGGGCGCGTCTCTCCCGCTCTGCCAGTCTGTTCTTCTCATCGTTGTAGTCCGCATTGACCGTCTCGCGGATCACATAGGTCGGCGTGTTGTTCTGCGTCAGCGTGATCCGGCCGATATACTCGCCGATGATGCCGAGTATCAGGAAAACGACGCCGAAGAGGAAGAGCATGACGCTCATGAGGGACGGCCAGCCGGCGGCCATCGACGGATGCAGCAGCTTTCGGATGATGACAACAATCGCGGATATGATACCGAGCGCCGAGCAGACCGCGCCGAGATAGGTGGCGAACCGGAGCGGCCGAATCGAATAATTCATGAAGTTCAGGAACAGCTTCAGCCCCTTCTTGAAGGAGTAGTTTGATTTTCCGTACTCGCGGTCAAAATGGTCAATGTCGATATTCACGATGTTGTAGGTCGTGCGGAAAAACAGAGCCTGGATAAAGGCACTGTTACCCTTGTACTTCTTCGCCTCCTCGACGACGTAGCGGCGGGCGAGCCAGAAGCTGCTCATCTGAATGCCGGCCGGACGCTCGAGAAGCTTCCAGAGAAGGGACCGGCTGATCGAGCCGACAAAATCCTTCCACGGCGTAAAATGGCGCTTCTTGAAGACGCCGAACACGACGTCCGCCCCCTTCTCGGCAGCATCGAGAAACTGCCGGATCTGGGACGGATGATTCTGCATGTCGTCGTCCATCCCGACGACGAGGTCCCCGTGTACATAGTGGAGCGCGCACATAATGGCGGACTGCTGGCCGAAGTTCTTGGCCAGATTGACGCCGATCACGTTCGGCCACTTCTTCGCCGCGCGCTGAATCGCCTCGTACGTTCTGTCCTTTGAGTAGTCGTTGACCATGATGATCTCGCACTCATAGTTGTCCATGTGCGAAAATTCTTCATTTGTCAGGTCAGCGATCTCCTCGACTGTGTGCTCCGAGTTGTAGCACGGAATTACGATTGATACAAGCATATACCCTTTTTGCTCCTTTTGCTTCTTGCTGCGTTCTCCGGGTCACTTCCTCACAAGACGGCTCTTCCCGCCGTGCTTCATGATTTCCGGCAGCGCGTCATAAAAGAGCGGTGTCCCGCCCGTGTGCAGGAAGAGAACATTCTCCCCTGTGACATACTGTGCATCAAGATACCGCAGCATCCCGTAATACGCCTTACCCGAATAGAAGGGATCAAGGCACAGACCTTCTTTATAATACGCTTCCGCGATACAGTCAAGCAATTCTTCATTTACCTGTCCGTAGCCGCCGCACAGATAT